GGCCTTTGTTTGGTATTGCAATTAAGGCACTCTCTGGAGATAAACCAACTTCAAATGATTATAGAACTTCCTCAATTGCATTAAGTAATTGGATGTCTTCAACATTTGGTACGATTGCTGCACAGGGATTTGCTAATGGTGGATTAGTTGCTCAAGGTGCATTTTTAGATAGTAGAGAAATTCAAAAAGTTATTCAATCTTCATTAGAAGAAAGAGTAACTAGAGATGTTGATGATGCAATTAATGAATTGAGAAGAAGACTTGGTATAGATCCTAAAGGTGGTGGCGGTGGCGGTGGTGGTCAATTACAACCAGGTGGAGCATATGCTGCCGTCTTGAAACAAGATGAGATGACACTGTTGCAACAGTTAGTCCTGGCAGAAGCATCAGGTGAAGGGAAACTTGGTATGGCACTTGTCGCAAGAAGTGTTCTTAATCGTGCTGGTCTTATACAATCAGGAACTGTTGGTCCTGGAGTATTTCTTGCTCAAGATGGAAGCATTTACGGAGTTGTGATGGGTGATGGTCAATATACTCCTGTCTCTGATGGATCTTTGTATACTCAAAGATCATCTTCAGAAATGAAGATGGCACTTGATGCAATCAAATTGGCACAAAATATATCCCAGTTGAAAAAAGAATTAAAATCGGCAGGATTTAGTGATGCTGACATAGAAAAATTACTTAGTTCAACTGGATTTAGAAATTATGGATCTGCAGGTATTGATCCATCCCAACAAGTGAATGAGGTTAAATTCAAGAGACATACTTTTAATACTGCAGGCAATACTAAAATGCAGGTGATGAGTGGTACTAAAATAAAACTTGAGACTGGTGCTGGGTATGGGTCTGAAGGAAGTGGAATTGTTTCTGAACTTGGCAAGTTCATTCAGTCAAAACTAAAAAGTCCAGAACAATATCAAGCAATTACAGAACATCCAGATTTTGGTGGTGTTCTTGGTCAACACGCTGAAGATTCATATCATTATTCTAATAGAGCAATTGATATTGGAGCATATTCATATGAACAAGGACCAATCCTTGAGGCAATTGAAGAGTTTAATAGAATGAAAGGAATTCAACCTGTAGAACTTCTTCACGCCGGAAATGATTCATCTGGTGGCCACGATGATCACGTTCACGTTGCATATTTCAAAGGAGGTTCCACTGGAAAGGGTGGTGTCATTAGAGTTCACGAGGATGAGTGGGTCATTGATAAAGACTCTAAAAATCTTTATGGGAATTCTTTCTTACACCTTATAAACTCAACTGAAAATGAATCGCAGAGAAAACAAAATTCTTTGAGACTGATGTCTATTCTTCAGTCATATGCTGGCTATGAGTCTGGATTTGAGCAGACAGTTACTGTTCCTGTACCTGCACCACAAATGATTCCTGTTCCAGTCTCAATGCAATCTAATGAACCTATGATGATGCCAAGTGGTGGTGGTTCCTCTGGGAGAGCCTCAGATATCCTTGAATCTATCGGTTAAATAAAAGAAAGAACTTAAAATGTCAAACGTTTCCAAGAAGGCAGAGTCATCCTACGTAGATAAAGTAGAAATAAAATCAAACAAGGGTGGCAAATCTGTAAACCTGATTGGTTTTGGTGCCTTTGTGAATATGATGTATTATGAAAGTTTGATGCAGGATACTGTTAAAGTTGTTTATACCTTTGAAGATACTGCAAAAGGTCAAGTTGGCAAAACTGTCATAGAAGATTTACCCATCGTTGGAACAGAAGAAGTTGATTTAAGTTTCAGAGATAATAATGACAATAGAATAAAATTAAAACTGTATGTTAATAATGTAGATCCTCTGCACGAAGATGCAAGAAAAACTACAACATCAATAACTCTTGTATCTGAAGAGTTCTTACATAATGAAGGATCAAAGGGAAGGGTTAATATTCGTTATGATGGTAAAATATCTGACCACGTGAGAAAAATTCTAAAGGACAATCTAAAGACAAAGAAGAAACTTGATATAGAAGATACAAACAATAATCTAAATTTCATTGGTAATAATAAAAAACCAATGTATACTTTGAATTGGTTATCAAAATATTCTATTCCATCCAAAGCAGGCCAAAAAGGAAAGACCGCTGGATTTTTATTTTTTGAAACCTCAGAAGGATTTCACTTCAAATCAATTGATGCTCTGATGAATCAGAAGCAAAAGAAATCTTATATCTATAACGAAACTTCAGACTTTGGTGGATCAAAAGTTCCTGCAGGATATGATGGTAAGGTTCTTGATCAATCATCAAACAACCTGATTGATGCAAGAGAAAAATATAAGATGGGTGCATATGGAACCAGATTGGTTGTGTTTGATCCATTCAACTGCTATTATGAAGTGATTGAAAAAACAGCAGAGGAAGAAAAGGGCGGAACAAAGTTAGCAGGTAAAGACCTACCAAAATTAAATTCAAAATTTGATAGTAAGTTTTATAGAACAACTTATATGTTACTTGATACTGGCACATTACCAGAAGGAAGTACACAAGAACAAATCAATAAATCAAAAGAACAAAATTTTGAAACAAAAGATATTTACAATCAATCAGTTCGCAGGTATAATCAATTATTCTCTAGTAACCAGAGCATTACCATACCAGGTGACTTTAGTTTACACGCAGGAGATATGATTTATATTGATGTTCCTGGATTGAGATCTGGTGATAAACAAATAAACCGTGAATTTGGCGGTCTATATATTATATCTGATTTATGCCATTATATTTCTCCTACTGAAACTTATACTAAACTTAATTTGGTAAGAGATTCGTTCGGAAGAAAAGGTAATCACACTAATCGTTAACTACTATGACAGACAGAAGTATTCAACAACACATCAACGACGATAGAGATCTTTTAGATAACTCTACACTTTCTCCTCAAATGCGTCGTCACGTTGAGGATGAGTTGGATCATCTTGAAAAGTATCAGGCTAATCATCCTGATGAAAATCACGATCCCACTGCTTTTGAAATGTACTGTGATGAACACCCAGATGCATCGGAGTGCAGGATTTACGAGGACTGATCTGAATGGAAGGCAATGGTGCTCTTTTTAACCCAGGATTTTTAGGTGCCAACTTTTTGTGGTGGGTGGGTCAAGTTGCCGACGATAAAGAGTGGAGAACAAATATAAAAGAAACCAAGATTAAAGATAAGGAAGAAATTTCTGGGTGGGGATACAGATATAAAGTAAGAATTATTGGTCTTCACGATCAGCAAGAAGAAACCTTAAAATCAGATCAATTACCTTGGGCTCAAGTGATGTACCCCATCACTGCTGGTGGTGGTCAAGCAAGTGCCTGGCAAACTCCTGCAATTCGTCAAGGTAATTTTGTCTTTGGATTTTTCCTAGATGCTCAAGACCAACAAGTCCCAGTAATTATGGGAGTTCTTGGTGCAAATGCTCAGGTCGATAGGGAGAATTCGACAGGTGCTGCAGATGGAAATAACTTTTCATCTCAAAGTGGATATGGCGGAACAGATCCTGATCCAGATAAAAAACCACCCGATAGTGACTTAACTACAGAACAACCTGGTGCAGGCCAAGCAGCAACATTGGGCAGTCCTACTGCTACTAATTTAGAAACTGCAAAAGATAAGAAGAAGGAAAAAGTTTTAAAGAAAAAGCACCCTCTTGCTTGTCCAGATCCAATTAAAATGCCTCCTATGAAAGGCATTCAGACTGTACTTGAAAATCTCACAAAGAAAATTCAAGAGTACCAAAAAGCATTGAATGATTATGCTGAAGCAGTAAGTAGTGTTACTAATTCTGCAAATGCTCTTTTAGCTGCAATTCAGGATGCCTCTTGTGAGATTGCAAAGTTTTTAATGACTATTCTCCAGCAACTCAGAGATTTCATTACTAACTTACACGCAAAAATTCTGAGACCAGTATTAAAACTCTCTCAACCAACATTCAGAATTGAACTTCTTGATAAGTCGATTAAGGCACTGGAAATTATCAACTGTTTGTTCAATAAGATTGGATTGGATCTTTGTAAAAATACAGAAAAGTCAGTTAAGGATGCACTGAACAGGAGAGCAGCTGCTGCAGGTGGTGGAACTCCCGTTGGTGATGTTGTCCTCCCACCTCTTCCGCCCGATGATTATTACTATCCTGATCCAATCTGCTCAGTTGAAGAGATTGTCGGAGATTTGATTGGTGAAAATATCAATGACATCATTCAGGCAATGAATGCAGGAATGCAACCTATATTTGATGATGTAAATTCAAATCTGAATGAATATGGAATGGGTTCTGGTTCTGCACCATCATCTGTTCCTTCAAGAGGTAGTGGAGCTCCATTCCAAATTCCAAGTATCAATGTTCCTAACATTCCAGGACTTGAAACTGCAAAAGCGGGAATTTCTGGTGCAGCTGCACTTGCTGGTGGTGGAGAGATTGGTGATGTTGCTTCTAATGTTGCTAACTTAGCAGGCATTGCTGGATTTGACATTGGTGGAGCAATGAACTTTATCAGTGCCGTTATGGAAATATTCTCTTGTGATCCACGACCCAAGTGTTCTCCAAATGATACTCATACAATGAAGGAAGGTGGTAGTGGAAAACCATCTAAGGATCAACCAAGTCCTGGTGGTGTTCCAAAACGTGCAGCTGCAGCAGCACAACGATTGAATGCAGCATCAAGTGCAGCAGCACAAAGTGTTGATCAACAGGTTCAGAATAATCCATCCGCACAGGCAACGTCAGAGTCATTTACTAGGTTTGTCAAACCATCCAGAACTATTCAACCTGGCGAAGGTGGGGGAGCATAATGGCAATATCAGAAGAACTTCTTAATAGTCCTCTTATTAAAATTGGATATATTGATGAACTTGAAGGATATATTACTGGACTTACAATTGCCCAGGCAAATAACTATGAAAGATTAAATCCAGGAACTATTTTTATCTTTGTTGATGGTGATGGAAAAGTAAGATACTTAGATATTGCTCAAGTCAATCAACTTACCTTCGCTGACATTGAAAGATCTGACCCTTGTATTATTACACCATTACCTTGCACATCTCCAACCATCAATTTTTATGGTGGTGGTGGAATTGGAGCTCAAGGAAATGCAATTGTAGATCAAAATGGAGTTATAATTGCTGTTGATATGGTGAATCGTGGATTTGGATATACCACACCCCCACAGGTACAAATCATTGATCCTTGTGATAATGGAAGCGGTGCTGTTATTGATACAACCATCGATGGCGGTCAAGTAGATCAAGTAATTGTGATTGATGGCGGCACTGGATACTTACCTCCACCAGAAACAGTTCCCCAATATCCTGCAATATTAGAATTAGTTGATGTTGTAGTACAAAATCCTGGAATTAACTATGATTGTGCAAGAGACGAACTTACTGTTTGTATTGATAGAAATGGAACCGTAGTCAAAGAACCAAACGGAACCATTATGACATATGAGTGTGATCCATTTGGAAGAATAAGGAATGTTCGTGTTGCTCAACGTGGTGTTTTCTCTGAATATGTCAGAATTTGTCTTCACAGTAAGACAGGAGTGAATGCAGAACTGATACCAATCTTTGAGGTTGTTAGAGATCCTATTCTTGCTCAAGAACAACGTGATCTGAGAAAAGTCATTCAAGTTTATGACTTAGTTGGACTCACAGTTCAAGGATATGTTGATGGAAAACCATACTATGGTAAAGTATACTATGATAATGAAATTAAGTATGCTGGTGTTCCTGGTACAGGTAGACCAGTAAGAGTTTATGATACAAAAACTCAAAGTGTTGACAGAACTGCCTATGCAAATCAAGGAGATTCTGTAAGAATCGTTGGAGCAGTGGAGGGTACAACACAAACAACTACTACTCCCACTACAACTCAGAATAACCAAACAACAATTGTTGATATTCAAATATCAAACACTGGACAAGTAACTCAAACAGTAGTTAATCCTAATAATCAAGGAACTTCTGGTGGTTACTAATAAATAGCAAGAAACACTCTATAATATAATGGCAGAAAAGAAAAACTTTTGGGGTCAGGTAATACAAACTATTAATGGTGCTTTATCATTTGGTGGATTATCTGAAAAAGGAGATGTTACTTCTAGCATTGATTTGTCTGCAAAGGATGGCAGACACTTCATTGATTTGACTGAGAACGGAACCAGGAAAGGATGGACAACAATCAATGCTCCTGGCGCAGTTCAAATTAGTGCAGGTGAAGATTTAAAGAAAGAGCAAGATGGTATCTTTTTTAATTCCGAGAATGGTGATATAATTATTAGAGCAAGAAATGGAAAACTTCGTATTGAAGCCCTTGACATTGAACTTGTTGCAACAGGATCTGGTGATGAAGGTTTTGTCGAAGTTCGTGCAAATAATAGTATGAAGTTTGATTCCAATAACTTTACAATCAATGCAAAAGAGGCACTTAACTTATTAACAAGAGGACTTTTGACTTTGGATGGTAAGTTTGGACTAAAAATTAATGCTCCAATTGTGAAAGGAGATTCTTGTGCAACAAATAATGATAAGAAGCCAGGACAAATAAGATAAGGAGAGAACAATGGCATTTCAATTTGACGAAACTCATGTATATGAAGGTCAACATCTAGTCTGCGGAGAAAATAAAATTCCAAAGGCACTTGGTGTTGGACCTCAGAAGATTGCCTGTTCGTCATATATTCAAGGTCCTTGGTTGACAGGAAGCCCTAGTGTATTTCCTTATCCACCTGTTGCAACAGCAATGGTTGCTCCAAGAGCAGATGATGGTCCAAAGGGAACTATT